GATTTTTTAATGAATATGTTAATAGGAGATATAGTAGAAGCTATATTTAAAGGTTTATTAACAGAAGCAGGAGTTAAATATGAAAACTCTGATTCTGTAATACTTGAAGTAGATGATACTCAAATAACAGGTACATATGATTTAGTCATGGATGGTAAAGTTGATGATGTTAAATCAGCATCTGATTGGTCATACAAATATAAATTTGAATCTTTTGATTCGTTAAAAAGTGGTGATGCTTTTGGTTATATAGGACAATTAGCAGGTTATGCAAAAGCATCAGGTAAAAAACCTGGTGGTTGGTGGGTAATAAATAAGGCTAATGGTAAAATAAAATATATTTCAGCTGAAGGTATTGACATTAATAAAGAAGTATCATATATAGAGAATACTGTTAAAACATTAAAAGATAATAAATTTAAAAGATGTTTTAGTGTAGAAGATGAATTGTTCAGAGGGAAACCTACTGGAAATAAAGTCTTATGTAAAACTTGTGCATTTTGTAGCTATAGGTTTGAATGTTGGAAAACATTAGAAGAAAAACCTTCAATGGTATCAAAAGCAAAAGAACCTAAGATTATGCCGTATATCAAGCTAAAAGGAGAACTTATATGAAAGAATATAAATTAGATGATATGGAAGAAATGATTAAGGAAAAAGAAAAAGAACTCTTGGAACTTAAAAAAGAATATAGAGAACGTAGAACAGAGGGTTTACGTAATGCATTAGAGCAACGTAAAGAAGCTGAAAAATTAGTAAAAGAAGAAATGGAAGCCCTAGGCTATGGACATAGGTCCTCTTCAAATTATCCTTTTAAATTCTACTTTTAATGTCTGCGTATAGTGCTACTAGAATGGCACGTAAGAATGGGTATAGGAGTGGTTTAGAGGATAAAGTTGCTACTTATCTTATAAAACAAAACGTAAATTTCCTATATGAAAAAATTAAGATTGAGTGGGAAGACCTCGCATATCGCACCTATACCCCTGATTTTATTCTTAACAACGGAATAATAATAGAAACTAAAGGAAGGTTTATCGCATTAGATAGAAGAAAACATCTTGCTATCAAAAAACAACACCCTGATTTAGATATAAGATTTATCTTTACAAATAGTAAAAATAAGTTACGTAAAGGGGCTAAGTCTTCATACGGAGAATGGTGTATTAAATATGGCTTTAGGTACTTTGATAGAATAATACCTGAAGACTGGTTAAAAGAAAAGGGTAGTAAAAATTACCCTAAATTTATAAAGTATAAAAATAAAAAAATAAGGAGATAACATGCGAATAACTAATGAAGATTTCTATATACAGCTTGTACCTGATTTAGATAAGAATAAAAATTGGTTAGGTACATTACAAGTTAATATTGTTACATCAAATACAAATCCTGTAGATGATGATGGATACAATCAAATATTTCATTTATGTCAACTAATAGCTTCAGTTGTTCCATACATGGATGATAATCCTAATATTATACCTGAGTTAGAAAAGTATATGAAGATAGAACACGAACAAGCTTTACCTGAACTAAAAGTAGTTAGTAAAAAAGGTAATGTAATAAATTTAAACTTTAAATCTAAAACTAATGGGAGTGCTTAATGGCTGCATCAATAAAAGAAATGATAGACTTTGAAAAAGGTTTAGATGATATGGTTAATCATCCACCACACTATAATCAAAAAGGTATAGAGTGTATTGATGCTATAGAAGCTGCTACAGATAAAGGTTTTGAGTATTACTTGCAAGGTAATATAATTAAATACCTGTGGAGATATAGATATAAAAATGGCATAGAAGACTTAAAAAAAGCACAATGGTATCTAAATAAATTAGTAAGGATTAAAAATGGCAGTAAGGATTAAAGTATTAATGACTATTAATATTGATGAATCTGAGTACCCAATGCCAGTCGATGAAAGAGTTGACGAAGAAGTAGAAGATGCTTTAAAAGAGTATTTTCATGACATAGAAGGAATGAATGTTAAAAACATTAGAACAATTATGGAGAACGTATGAGTAAAAATGATATAGTTTTACCCACAGACTATCAAAACTTTATAGCATTATCTCGTTATGCTAGATGGATACCTGAAGAAAAAAGAAGAGAAACTTGGTCAGAGACTGTAGATAGATATTTAAATTATATGCAAGACCATTTAGTATCAAAACATAATTTTGATGAAGTTATATTTTATGAATTAAAAGATAAACTGCATAATGCTATTGTAAATTTAGATGTTATGCCATCTATGAGAGCTTTAATGACAGCAGGTAAAGCACTAGATAAATGCAATGTAGCAGGATACAACTGTTCATATTTACCTGTAGATAGTCCAAGAGCATTTGATGAAACTATGTACGTACTTATGTGTGGTACTGGTGTAGGCTTTTCTGTAGAAAGAGAAAATGTAGATAAACTTCCTATTGTTAATGAACATTTTGAAGATAGCACTACAGTTATTAAAGTAGCAGATTCTCGTTCAGGTTGGGCAAGAGCATTGCGTGAGTTAATAGCTATGTTATATGTGGGACAAATCCCACAGTGGGATGTATCTGATGTAAGACCTGCAGGAGCTAGATTAAAAACATTTGGTGGCAGAGCATCAGGTCCTGCACCATTAGTAGATTTATTTGAATTTTGTATTGAGATATTTAAAAATGCAGCAGGTAGAAGACTCTACCCTATTGAATGTCACGATATAATGTGTAAGATTGGTGAAGTTGTTGTAGTCGGTGGGGTAAGACGTAGCGCACTTATCAGTCTTTCCAATCTTGGTGATGACCAAATGCGTCATGCCAAGTCTGGACAATGGTGGGAAACTGAAGGGCAACGTGCGCTAGCTAATAACAGCGTTGCCTATAAAGGTAAAATACAAATGGAAACTTTTATGAGAGAGTGGTTATCTCTTGTAGAAAGTAAATCAGGAGAACGTGGTATATTTAATCGTAAGTCTGCAAAAGAACAAGCAATGAGAAATGGTAGACGTAAAACTAATTACGAATTTGGCTGTAATCCGTGTAGTGAAATTATATTAAGACCATATCAATTCTGTAATTTATCTGAAGTAGTTATAAGAGCAGATGATACTCTTGAAACATTAAAAGAAAAAGTTAAAATAGCTACTATACTAGGCACATTTCAATCTACTCTTACAGATTTTAAATATTTACGTAAGGTATGGAAAGATAACACAGAAGAAGAAAGACTGTTAGGTGTATCTCTTACAGGAATTATGGACAGTAAATTATTAAATGATTACAACACTATATTTTTAGAAGATGGTCAACAAGTATTTGATGACAGTCGCATAGGTAATATATTAAAAGATTTAAAACAAACTGCTATTGATACAAATAAAGAGTATGCAAAAACTTTAGGTATACCTGAATCAACAGCTATTACTTGTGTAAAACCTAGTGGTACAGTTTCACAATTAGTAGACAGTGCTAGTGGTATTCATTCTAGACATAGTAAATATTATATACGCACTGTACGTGGAGATAACAAAGACCCACTAACAGAGTTTATGAAAGAAAGTGGCATACCGAATGAACCTGATGTAATGAAACCTGATAGCACAACAGTATTTAGTTTTCCAATGAAAGCACCTGACGGAGCTACAACTAGAAATGATTTATCAGCTATTGACCAGTTACGTATGTGGCAAGCTTTTCAAGAGCATTGGTGTGAACATAAACCATCTGTAACTATTTCTGTAAAAGAAAGTGAGTGGTTGCATGTTGGAGCTTGGGTATATGAAAACTTTGATGACATATCAGGAATTAGTTTTTTACCACATAGTGACCATACTTATGCACAAGCACCTTATCAGGAAGTTAAAGAAAGCGAATATAAAGCACTTTTAGATAAAATGCCTGACATTGATTGGAATAACTTGACATCTTATGAAAAAGATGATACAACAGCAGGGGCAAAAGAGCTTGCCTGCACTGCAGGAGCTTGCGAGGTCGTAGACATAGGGAACACATAATTTAGGTATGTTACCCTTCGGAGGGTATGTTATACCCCTCTGAGGGTCTTTATATCAAGACTTTTTTTAAACATTAACAACTTTGGAGCATTTTATGCAACATTTAGAACCTAGTAAGAAAAATCAAAAGAAATTTGACATAGACTTACAATATGGTAAATTAAGAGAAAAAAAGATAGCAGAGATGCTAGAAAATAAAAAGATAGAGGTAAAAAGTGAAAGAGACTTATGGCAAAAAACAGGCAATATCGCGATTGAATACGAGTCTTATGGAAAACCTAGTGGCATCCATAGTACGGAAGCGGATTATTGGTTTCATAATTTATGTATCGGTGAAGACACATTTGCTACTCTTGTCTTTGAAACAAAAAGTTTAAAACGTATTATAGACAAACTTGACTATAAGAGAACAGTATCAGGTGGTGACAATATGGCATCACGTATGTATTTATTAAATATACAAAAACTGTTTTCATCTGATGTAATTAAAGCATTTAAATCAAAGGAGAAATAAATGAGAGAAATGTTAATAGGTGCTGCTCGCACATACTATATGGGCATGATTAATAAACATATGGCAAATATGGAAGTGTTACTTACTAATCCTACAGGTATAGGAGAAGATGCACATCAAGATATACAAGCAGTTATTGAAATAGAATTAGGTAAGATAGCTGACTATCATGACAAGCTAGAAATGTTACAAAAGTTTTTCGTAAAATCACAGCAACAAGAACAACCAAAAGCTGAGGAGAAAAAGAAAGATGATAAATCGTAGACACGGTTTAAGTCTC